TTCATAATCAATAAACTGTTGTATCTCAAACTCTTTTGGCAATCTCTGTGGAAAACTAATGACTGTATCTTTAATGGGATTAGGCATTTTAAGATAAATGAATTTCAGTTTCTCGCCTTCTTGTATAAGTGGATATTGTTTTTCTAGGCCAAGTTTTTTCAAATGAAAGTTATAAAGTATGGCGCCTTTGACATGAATTGGTGTGCCTTTCTTATACAAGGTAGCCGAATCAGAGTATTGAGAAATGCCATTACAACCTCTAGGTGAGGATATTTCTTCAACAGGCAAATTCATAAATTCTATTTTGAAATCTTCAATAAATTTATAAACATCTTCTTCGGTGCCGTTCATCATTAGTTTTAATACTTCTCGCATCTTTACACGAATCACACTCGGCGTAGATGACTTGACCATTTCTAGACCCATCACTTTAAGCTTTGGTTCTTTGTATGCAACACCTTCATTGTTATACACATTCAATGCGTAACGCTTCTTGGCAGTCCATAAACCTTTATTCGCCAATGCTTCACGCTTCATAATCATTTTTTGAGCATGAGCCCTAACATAGTTCGCCAAATCCAAATACGCTCTGTCAATGAACGGTTGAATCTTAGCCTCACAGACCTTGTCCATGAAGGCGATGATTTTTTGATTATCTCTACCCTCTTTTTCATACACCGAATTGACCAACTCTCCAAGACGGAGATAAATGGAGTCAGTATCACTCGCAATAACATAATCGTTTCCTTCTGTTTTTAGAATATTGTTCATGTATTCATTCAGTTTATTTTCAATCCAACGAATACTTAATTGACCGGCTTGTGTGACTGCCAATGCCTGTCGTAAATCATAGAAACGGAAGTATTGCGAACCTAAAGCGCCGTAAGCGGAGTTTAGAGAAACTTTTTTTGCAAGTTGTAGATTATTGTATCGTGCTATCAACTTTTCTAATTCATATTTCTTATCTTTGTCCGTTTCAAGTTGGTACTCTTGTTGTGCCTTAATCATTAAGTTCTTAAACTTTTTTCGGTCCTCATACATTTCTTCCATCATCTTAGGCAAAAAGCCTTGCCGTTCTGTGGTAAAAAACTGTCCGTTTGGTGTCAAAGTAACACCATTAAGTTTAGAGGTATCAATTTTCTGATACAACATTTTTTCAACTGTTACACCTTCAGAGATAATGTCACGCATCTCTTGTGTGTAGTTAGGTGGTTCAATAATTGTTTCTGGTGAAATATTATACTGAATCAATAAGTGTGGGTATAGGCTGTTAAGGTCAAATGATGCGACCCAATCATGCTTGCCAACTTGTGGTTCTTTTACATATGCACCTTCAAATGCTGATTCTTTAATTCTGTTTTCTTTTGGTGGAACAATAATCTTTTTGTCCATCAAATAAGAGTTGATTAGAGCATCCCACATTCTTGTTTGTGCAAATACATCTTCAAAGTTTGTTTTTGTATCATATGCCAAAGTGGCAGCCAATTCAATCAACTTTAATTTTTCTTCTAGTTCAACGATAATTTCAACATCTCTAATGTTGTATTCAATGAACTTTTGATAATTGTGTTTGTAGAGCTGATGTAAACTATCATACTCGGAGTAATCTATTTTGTTGGTGCCTAGCTCAACAGAACTAATGTGGTCTAGTTTATAGGACTCTTGTGATTTACCGCCTGGTGCATACCAACGATACAACTCAATGTAATCTAAACAAGAAACGCCAAAAATATCATAGGCAACTTGCTTCTGGCCTTTAATAACTTTCTCTCGTTCAACAACTGCATTCCAAGGCGAAAGCTTTCTAGTCATATCAGGACCAAGAATCTTTTGCATACGATTGTGTAGATATGGAATATCAAAGAACTTAACATTCCAACCAGAAACGATATCTGGTGTGTTCTTCTCCCAATCGGCTAGAAAGGTTTTAAGTAATGTATATTCGTCTTTACACTCAATATAGTCAACATCCTCACGAGTATTGTTGAATTTACCACATCCGTAAACGCTAAACCGCTTATTTAGTATTTTTATAGCTATGGCGGTTACCGGTTCGCTGGCGGTTGCTGGGTCTGGGAAACCGTTTTCTGAACCCACCTCAATGTCAATGATAGCTATGTCTAGGTCATTGATGTCCCAATCAACAACACCCTTTTGGTTGTCGGCTATGTAAGCATACTCCAGACGAGTGTTGCCAAACATCTTAAAGTTTTGAACTTCTTCGTATCGGCGGATGAACTCTTTTGCTTCTTTGATTGAACCAAACAATTTAGGTTCTAATACATCGCCTTGCAGAGAACGCCATTCTGTTTTCTTGTTCGTAGGAAAATACAAAATCGGAGAGTATTCAATCTTTTGCTTGACTCTCCGACCGTTATTAATGCCTCGGTAAAGAATGTAATTACCAAAGCATAGAACATGTGTATAGTATTTTTTATTCATTCATACATTATATCATACTTTTGGAATAAATGAGGCAATTTCAATATTACTACCAAAAATCTTATTATATTGATTTTCTAGCTCACGGCTCGGTGTAGTTACACATAGAATATCCGATTTAGATATTTCAATGCCCGTAGAAAATTCTTCGGCATAATCTAAAAAGGGAGCAAAGCCCATCATTGGTCCATCTTTAGTTGGTTGAACAATCACCTGAACTGGCTTTTTCAATGAAACTGTCGTTGTTGCTTTGTCATCATTGATATCAGCCATAATAGTTTGGCTGGTCTTAAATGTAATTAATTTAACTGTCATAGTTTCACCTGTGTTTCTGCTGGCAATACACCAATTGTAACCCAGCGTTTTGGAAATAACATCTCACGGTCTTGGAAGTCCCTCATGTCGTGGGTTGGGTCTTGCATCCAACCAACAACTTCCACCATGTTATCAAAGTCCCGTAAAAACAAATCATATTTTTCGGCTCTTGGGAGTTTATGCTCTATTGCCAATTTCTTAGCGAGTTCACGAAAATTCATTCTTTTCTTTCCTTAAAATCATAGAAGAAATCATTATTATTCCTTGCAGAATGTTTATTGTATTTCTCTACTGAATACAGCTTTGTTGCTATTTTAAAATCTGGCATTTTGAATTCAGGTACTGTCAGAGAAGCATCATAGAACAATGTTTTATTATTTGGTTGGGCAGCGAACTGTCCGTTGTCCAACTTAATAAAATTATAACTCTTATGTTCTTCTACTGTTTCAGAAAATCCTGTATTCAAATAGCCAGGGTCGTTTTGGCAAAAATCCACGGTGAACATATACTCACCAAAATGCCACTTTCTATCTTTGTCTAAGAACTTGCATTTCAACATTCGCAAATTATCTTTTTCAATGACAGTAATATTATAACTCAAAGCGTCCCAAATTTGCAAGTAATCCAAAGGCAAGATTGCATCATTTAGTAATTCTTGCCTTGACACAAAGGCATGTAAAGGTAGTTTATCATACAAGGCACCATAATTAGGTAATAGTGCCTCAATACGAAACGCTTGGCCTTTAATACATTTGATTGTCATCCATATGCATGGTTCATATTCACCAAAACCTTTTTCAAAGTCATAGAGAAATTCTTTCTTAACAAAGCATTGGACTGGCGGTAAATTGTGGACAAGAAACGCCATTAACTTTGTTCTGCTTTATGTGCTTCTAGTGTTTTACGGAATTTATTAGCGTGTGAGCGTTCTGCTTTGGCTAATGTTTCAAACCAATCCGCAATCTCATCAAAGCCCTCATCACGAGCGGTTTTTGCCATACCAGGATACATATCGCTGTATTCGTGGGTTTCACCGTGAATAGCGGACTCTAATGCTTCTGCTACGGTTGCAGCCGAAAGGCCAGTGCCTGGATCACCTGCACCACCAGTCAATAGATATTCCATGTGACCATGGGCGTGACCTGTTTCACCTTCAGCGGTAGAACGGAACACAGCGGCTACATCTGGTGAGCCTGCTACATCGGCCATGTTTGCGAAATACAAATAGCGGCGATTCGCTTGTGATTCACCTGCAAATGCTTCTTTCAATGCTTCTTCGGTACGAGTACCTTTTACTGATTTTGCCATACTATTTCTCCTTCGTTATTGAATAATATTCTTCTTTAAAACAACCACATTCTGGACACATAAACAAGTCCGATAATTCGTCAAACTTACCTTCTGTTGCCTCATCGTGAACATGGCCACAAACTAAACAAATATGCTGTAATTCCATATTATCTCCTATAATAGTTAAAATCTAAGTATTAATACTTAGTCATAGTATAACTTAATTAAGCAGGTTTGTCTAATGATATTTTTTTATCTCTGTAATTTATTTTTTCAATACTCTATTCTAAAATCACCAAAGGCACTTGTATTTTTTTCAACGAATTTACATATACAAAAAATGGAAAAAATCTCTCACCTAAAAATCCAGGGTATCTCCAAGGTAATGGCTCAGAGGTCGTTTGTTGTGTGGGATAATTATTGTTTCCAGAATTTTGCCAAACATACTCTAAAATTCTAAACAGTTCATCAGCATACCTAGTAAAAATATCTCGGCGCATGATATAACAAGTTTCATAATTAATAATATTATTGTGAGTAAACCAAGTTAAATGCTGACGATAATTGGGAAACAAATCATCTATTGCTTTTTTAAATAAATTCCAATACAGGCTTGGCTGAGATTGTAAATATTGTGCCTCAACTGAAAAAGGTAATGCGACTGAATGGTTCGTTAAAACTTCAGCTGTTTGTAAATATTCTAATGCAACCTCTTGTTGTTCTTGTGTGCCAAACTTATCAGCATTTGTCTGTGTTGCCGGCATTGAAATTTTTGCTACATTTTTTTCTGCGTGTTTATCAAGTAATAAATGACGGCGATATGTGGTGCAACCAAGATAATCCACCTGTGGAGTTTTTTCTAATATCCAACGCTCGGTTACTTGTTGGCCAATCGCACGGAGAAATTCTTCTTCTGTTGCTTTAGAATAATAATGTTTATATTTTAATATTCCACTATCACCCGTAACATTAATATACGGACCTTCATCTGATGGCGGATGCCATTCATAAGCACCTGTGCCGCCAGCGTAACACGCTTTTAACCAAGAGGATTGAAAATTAAAAGGAAAAGCTTTATGATGATGTGAAAATACCAATAAAGACACTATTATACCTTTTGTGTTTCTTTTTTATTCTTTTCTGGTTTAAATGGGATTGAAGCTGAAAGTTCGGCTTCAATCATAGAGTTTTTGAAATGACCTCGTCTAAGTGGGTCAATGATTGTAGCAAGTTGTCTTTTGGACTCTTTGCTGAGTTTGAAATTCTTATCACGCTTTACCATAATATATCTTTATAATGTTAGTTAATATTCATTAGGTTTTTTACCTATATTGTATTTTGCAATTAAATCCCACTCATCTTTTTCCTTAAAAGAAATAATCTTTATTTGATGTAGTGGTGCAATATTTTCTTCAATCAATTTGTAGTTTAATATTTTTACCAGACCCCATTCTTCTAGTAAATTTGCAATAGCATTTCTACGCTGTATATCATTCTCAGAAATATTGGATGGTTTGCCGTCTAATGCAAATAGTTCCTTAAAATGAACGATGTAATACTTGCCTTGTTTATGTAAAATGTGGCAAGATTGGTACAACACTTTTTCTTTGCGTGAAGAAACACCAATGCGGGTTAAGGTTTCACGCACCTTCAAAAAATCATCTTGTTCATTAAGGCTGACCTCAATAAACTGTGTCAAATCAACCATCTTACTTCCTTAATCCACCAATATCGGTTTGTTCTTTTAGTTTTTGGATTTGTTCTTTGCTTAATAAGCGGACAGCCTCACGGGCTTTAGAATCTGAGAAACCATAGATTGTCTTTATACATTCTAAATCATCATTTTTTTCAGATTTTATCCACTTCGCAAAAGGTCGTTTCTGTGACCTCACCGTATTTATAAGAAAATCATGCTGAAGCTTCTTATCTAAGTGGTGGCGGCGATTGACTTCATTAGCAAAAAACACACAGTCCTGATGGTAAGAAAGGCTGCGGTTTACAATAAAAGGTACATATTCTTTTTCTGTTAATTCATCAACAATAAGTTGCTTCTTGCCTTGTAATATTTCTTTCACATAATCAAATGGGCTCATGTCATCATCCTAATTAATCCAACTGTATCAATGGTGACGAGAAGTAAATAATTAGCAAGCATACCAAATGATTTACGAGTATGGGCAGCCCAAGCATACATAGCGCAACCGGCAATCCAAATAGGGTATAAGATAAGAAGTGGAGGGTTAGGAACGGTGAGAGCCATAGTGATACTACAACCAATGCTAATAGCCCAAGCAACGAGTTCAACCAAAAAACGGACTCTATTACTTTTCCAGTCATCTTTTATCCATTCAAATAGATTATAAAATAAATCATTCATTAATTGAACTCACAGTTGACCATAATTTCTGTGAGGCAAGCTACAGTATTTATTTCTTGGTCGGCCACAAAAGCTGCCTTATACTGATAGTCAGCTAGAATCACAACGGCCTGTGGAATAGATGAGGGTTTTAAAGTGTCGCTTAATGTATCATATAGTTTACGAAACAGCGTGGTATTGTCTATTTCGTGTGATGCTACCCACTTACGAATGGCACCAAAATCTTTAGCAACAATATGCTTAGACAATTCATCTACTGAAATATCGGCAATTTGAACAAGGATGCCCGTGTCAATTTTACCAAACTGTGAGTAACGCTGTAACTCATTTAATACACGGCGAAAATCTGGAAAATGTTTCTTAATTAATTCTGCCAAAACCTTCTCGTCAGCATCAATTTTTTCACTTTGCATAATAGATTGGACTCGCTTAAAGAACGCAGAGGCCATCTTAGCCTTCTCACCATTCTTTAAACCAAAATCAATAACCGCACACCGTGAATGGAGTGGTTCAATGATACGATTCTTATAGTTACATGTAAAGATGAACGAGCAGTTGCTAGCGAATTCTTCAATCGCATTACGCAAAGCAGGTTGAGTTGAGTTTGGGTTTAGATAATCTGCTTCGTCAATGATGATGACCTTACGACCACCCGTAAGCGACATAGATGAAGCATAGTTTTTGATTTTGGTTCTGAAAGTATCAATACCACTTTCATCTGAACCATTGATGACCATGAAATCACAGCCAATTTCATTACACATGGCTTTGGCAATGGTGGTCTTTCCTACACCAGCACCACCAGCCAAAAGTAAATTAGGAATTTGTTTTTGATTTACATATTCCTGAAATGGTTGTTTCAGTCGGTCAGGTAAAATACAATCGTCAACAGATTGAGGCCTGTATCTCTCAGTCCAAAGATATTGTTCAACATTCATAATATATCACTTTCAAATAACAAAAAATATAAATAGGTGTAGGTCACCGAGCGGCAACTCGCACCTACTCTAACATAAAAGGACTATGCCAGCATGATTATTTATCAAATCACTAATACAATTACCAACGATTTTTACATTGGTAAAACAAAGAATTTCAAAGAAAGAGTTTATAGTCATAAGTATATCGCAAATAAAAACAAAAGTCAAACATATATTCATAGAGCAATAAGAAAATATGGAGTGGAAAATTTCATATTTTCTATATTAGAAAAAGTTGAATCTCCAGAAATTCTTAATGAACGAGAAGTGTTTTGGATAAAACATTTAAAACCAAAATATAACATGACTAAAGGTGGTGACGGAGGTGATACATCAAATTCTTTGAAATATAAGAATTCTATTAAAAAAGTTCACAAAAATAGAAAGCCTGAAGATTATGCTACATACGGAATGTTAGGCAAAAAACAATCATCTAAATTTTATGAATCAATTAAAAAATCAAATTCTTGTCTTGTTTCATGTAATGGCATAATTTATAATTCTGTTGGTGAGGCTCAATCTGCTTATCCTGGAATTAGTATTAGAAAGCGTTTAGATAAAGAAAAGTATCCAAATTTTTTTAGATTGAAACCAAAAACCAAAAGAAAATAACTTAGTCACGCTCATTCAAACGAGCAACTACTGTCAAGTAATCTTCTTTTACTTCCCAAGAACCTACGGTACCAGCAAACAGAATAGTAACTTTCTTTTCTTTATTTCCTTCAGCAGTTGCTACTGTTGTAACTCTTTCAAAGACATTAATAATATGGTCTGGATTAATTGCGATTGATTCATCAACATGCCCTTCAACTGCATTAGTAAACATTTTAAAAGCCATATTAATTACCTTTTTCAAATTTAGAGCCTGCCTCAGTTGTAACCCAATATTGAAGCGGGACAGTTTTGTTTTTAAAATGTGAAATACCTTTTGATGAGATAAAGACATCATAAGAACCTGGCATTATTTTCGTAATGTTCTCTGTTTTGAAAACCATTTTAAACTTATTGCCATTGCCTTCTGAAATTTCTAGAGCATCGGTGTGTGCTGAATCATTTTGTAAATCAAGTGTAACAATACTTACTTTTTTACCATCAGATTCAATTGCGACTTGTGGTGAAGAAAGGACGCTGGCAGCTCGCATGACCCAATCAAAATCTTCAGCAGTAAGTTCAAATTTAATTTCTGCTTCAGGCATTGTTAACTGTTTCTCAGGTGGAGTAACAATCATATTAGATGGAGTAAAGCGATATTTGATTTTGCTACGACCTTTGTTGCCAACGATTGTAACTTGTTTCTCATCAAACTCAAATGACGGATCATCTTTGTGTAGAGAGATGACCGACAGAAAATTGTTTAGGTCATAGATGCCAAACTCAGCAGGAATATCTTCTTTGATAGATACTTCAGCGAGAATGTTTTTATGGCTAGACACCGTTTTAAGTGTTTTGCCTGGTTTGAAAAGAATACCTTGATTGATTGCACCAAAGTTCTTTAAGATTGCTACGGTTTCATTAGATAATTTCATACATCACTCCATAATTAAGATTTATCATCAACAGAATACATTATATCATGTTCATATAAGAATGTCAAGCAACATAGAGCATGAGCTAGATGATGTTTGCCAGATTCAGGATCAATTTGTTCGCCTTCTTTCCATGCCCACAAATGCCTTTGAGCGGCATCAAAGTACCTTCGCTTAGCATCCGGTACATGTTTCCAATTATCAGGCTCATACTTCTCGGCGCCAAAGGTTAATACATCAACAACAGTTTTAAGTGCGAGTGGTGGAAATAAACCATATTGTAGTTTACCACCATCAAACTTACGACCGCCAGTTGTGGCTGTTTGTGATTCTTTTACAACTTTACTTGTCATAGACGGCCTGTGTATTGTGCTACAGCAGGCATGTTACCTGTAAACGCATAGGTACCAATGTGCTGAGTTTTCATCCAAGGACACAAATGAATTGTGCCACCCATTTTACGCCACATTTGACAGAACATATAATCTTCACTTAGATAGCGGTCAGAACCACCATCAGTAATTGAACCTTTGCTATCAATTACAGTATCAAAGTATGCATGAATATACCGAGAGCCATCAAAGTTTGCTTGACCTACATGGTCTGGCTTATAACGAATCATTGGATATTCTTTTTCCATTTTGTGGAATACTTCACGCTTCACCATCATATAACCTGTGCCAATTTCTAGCACTTCTAATGGGTCTGTAACCTGAAATTGTTTTGTTCCAGAAACCACATTAAAGACATATTCACCCACAAGATTTTCTAGTTCTCTTGGCTCTAAATTAGGATGATTTCTTGCCGCTTGTGCCACATTACTCCAATTAATTGATTTTTTTGGATAAGGGCCGCCAATAACATCTTTTTCTAAAGCCAACATCGCAATTACATCTTTTGGACTATAATGAATATCACTATCAATAAACAATAGGTGAGTGAAATCAGAACGGAGAAACTCATCTACAAGATAATTACGAGCTCTTGTGATAAGAGATTCGTTAAATAGAAAAGAGAATTTGGTTTCAACACCATATTGCGACATGGTGGTTTGTAAGTCTAGGCACGCTTTAATATAGAGTCCGTGTGCCATACCGCCATACATTGGTGTGGCCACAAACAATTTATTTTTTTTCAAATCTTCAAGTTTGACTTGGATTTCCATAACAACTCCATAAATAAAAAAGAGGAAGTAACACCTATATGTATGACTTCCTCTTAACTTTTCCTAAACTATTTTAGGCAAAAGCACGCTCGCCTTGTAAGCGAATAGCAGCAATACCTGCAGCAACCATACGCTTGGTTGGAGAACCAAGGCGATAGAAAGAAACTTTATCGCCATTTGCGTTGATGCGTGAGTTCAGATAGATTGCATGACCTTCGTTACGCAACTCATTGATAGTAGCGGAAGGATTAGCAACACCGAAAACAGATTGCATTTTTTGTGGTGTGAGTGTGTTGTATTCGCTATCTTTGGACAAATAGGCGAGAACACGAGCTTTAGTTGATTTCATTACAAATAACTCCATAAATTGGTCGCAAATTAAAAAGCATTTGAGAGGCGACCGTTCTCTCAAATATGATACAAGTATATCAGATTATGAACCTGTTGTCAAGCATTATGCAGGTACAAATGAAAAAAAACCCGACTTTCGCCGGGTCAAGTGCCGAACAACTAACTATTAGAAAGGCTGATGTCCTTCAGCCTCAGGATTTTCATTTACCGGAACTTCTGGTTCAGGTTGTGGTGCCAAGATTTCTTCGGCAGAAGCACCAGCGTCAACTTTGGTATACAAGTCAACAAAACTTGCCTTGGTATCATCATCAAAGCGGTTCAAACACAAGGTAATTGCCTTCATTTTATCGCCAAAGATACCATAGGTTTCTACAATATGGACTAAACGGCGAGTGGAAATCACTTCATCACAACCACCATCCATAAATGTTTTACGAATTACATCAGCCCATGTAACAAGCTTCTCGGCAAATTCACTATCAGCACGACCAACGGAAGATAATTCTTTGTCAACAATCTTACGCTCAATCTTAACAGGAGGAAATTCCTGTTCCATTGTGGTGCGGAATCTTTCTAAGAAGGCTTCGTTAAGCACATTGGTAAACATGTAACGGCCATCATCAGAGCCTTTACCTTTAGTATTGGCAGTAGCAAACACCGTAAAACCAGGTGCAGGTGTAATCATCTCGCCTTTTTTCTTCAGCATAAATGGTTTGCCTTCAAGCACACGCTGTAATGAGGAAAGATTCTGAGCACCGTAATCAATCTCATCAATACAAAGCACAGCACCTTGACGAGCAGCCGTAGTTACGGGGCCGTCACGCCACTCCATATTGCCATCAATCAACACATAGTTACCAAGCAAATCACTTTCATCGGTTTCAGGTGTCATTGAAATACAAACGAATTTGCGTTTGGCTTTGGCACAGGCCTGTTCAATTGACATGGTCTTACCATTACCAGAATGGCCTGAAATGAAAACAGGAAAGAACCGCATTGAAGTAACGATTGAAAGCACATCGTCAAAATTGCCAAACGGCACATAATTTTTATATGATTTAGGAACCAAATCAGTAGTATCCAAATCGGTTTGGACATTTTGAATTTTGTTTTCAGATTTTTGAATTGGTTTTGCCATTGGAATCACTTGGGCTTGTAAAGCAATTGTTGTAGCACCATCAGTAGGTACTCGGTATTGGCCACGACCAACACGATTAGCTTCGTCTTTGGTAAAAAATTGAGTTGAAGCAATACCCAATTCACCAGCAATAACTTTAATTTCTGCTTTGCTGATGGTTTGTTTACCTGTAGCAACTAAAGCATCCATAAATTTTTGTTTAATTTCGGCACGACTTGTCATTATATAATAACTCCTATTCACAGTTTCAATACTACCATTCTAACATAAAAAATACACATTGTCAAGAGCATCTGTTGCCTAAAAACAACACTTAGGCAGCAATGCCTTCAATGAACTTGGAAACCAGCACACGATTTACTGTTTTCTTTTTGTTCATTTTGGCAAAAGCTGATGCCAATTTTTTAGTGGTAAATTTACCTTCAATTTCAATTTCATCTTGCTCGGTTTTCAAATCACTTCCACCAGAAATAAGGAAGAATGAATTATAACCATCGTTTTTTGAAATCAAAAACTTTTCAGTTTTGAATTGTTTTACCAATTCTTTTTGTTTGTTGAACCACTGGTGATAATCTTTATTGTGTAAATCCGCCAATGTTTCATTTTCGCCAATAGAATATCTATTGTTAATTGCATGACGAGTATGAGCTGGACTTTGATTTGAAACAATAAAGAAACCAAATATTTTAGAATTCGTCACTTTAGCAAACCATTTAAACATAGCAACACTAACCGATTGGCGATTGCCGTCAAGTTTGATTTGAAATTTATTCTCACGGTCAACAAGGTAAACATTCTTATTGTTGAATTCCATTCTTTCGGTGCTATGTTTAGTTACTCTTTGACCATCATGCTGTACCACATCATAAGTGGTATGGAATCTGTTAATCCAATCAGCATCACCATCGTGAACAATAATCAAACTTGTTAAATCAAGGTTGTTCTTTTGTTTAAACTGTTTCATCACTTCAGCAGTTGCGACCAAAGCTTGTGTCAATGGTGTATTTGAAAGGTACTCAGAGTCAGGCAATGGAACATATGAACGAGAAAGACGGCTTACTTCAAATGCTTTTTTGAGTAACAACATATTCTTTAATGCACCAGTAAATTCAGCATTTGACATTTGCGAATTAATATACTCACGCAAAAATACTGTGCCCAATTCAACTGAACCAAGTTCTTTGGTAAATGAATTGCGGTTTGTGCTGATATATTCTTTGCGTTGTTCAACAGTCATATCCAAATCACATATGCGAGCTTCTTCACTATCACCAAAACCATACACAACAAAAGGAATATTCACTTTACGACAGAACATGGCAAGCACCAAAATCTGTTCAATTGAACCAGACATATTGTTTGACATAGAACCAGATTTATCTAGCAACAAAATCAAACCATGGCTTTTGCCTTTTGGTGTCAACATCACTTTACGGAAAATGTTGTCATCAAATTTGTATGATGAAAGTTTATTAATATCAATATCACCAGTATCGGCAAGCTTTGATTTACTAAATGCTTTGGCTGCCTTACGCATTTCAAATTCTTTGGCAAGTAAACCAATATATCTTTCGTTTTTGCGCTTGAAATCATTTACCAATTCCATAGCTAAACCAGGTTGAATATATTTTTTAGTGGCACAATCACCATAAAACTTGGTTAGATTTGCTTGAACCGTTTTAGCAGGTGTAATAATGTTTTTCATAATTGGTTTTGCCATATTCACATAGCAAAACTCTTTACACTTTTCATCCAATAACATAGTTTCATTGTTACGGAAAGATTCATCCGTAGAGCATGATGGAGAAAATTGGTCTTGCCATGAAGATTGTGATTCTTTCCAACGATTATATGAATCGCCATTTTCATCGCTGTCGGTTTCTTCACCTGAATCATTTTCGCCAGATTTTTGGCCTTTGTTATCATCAGATTTATTATCGGATTCTTTATCGGTTTTTTCACCGTTGCCGTCACCGTCATTTTTTTCATCTGATTCTTCACTTTGACCGTTTTCGTTTTTTTGGCCTTCAGTAGTTTCAGCTGAGTTTTCTTCATCATCAAACTCATCAAAATCATAATCGCTGTCAATCTCATTATTGAAATCATCACCTTCAGC